AGTTTCATATTGAAACAATTACCTATCTTTTTTAGGGTATTCAATAAAATAGTTGCTTTGTCTGACAATGTCTGACATACTTATATTCAGAGGTGCAAAATGAAATCATTTAATAAAGACGGTTGGGAATTTAGATCACACGATAGAAACAAGGATTTATTCAGCATTCCATCGACAACTATTTGTGAAAACGAAAAAATATATGTTCAAGAAGTTCATATTGCTCATTCACAAGGTTTAACTAGAACCGTGTTTTTTGTAAGCGGCAAAAATGGAGACGAATACGGACAGTTTAAAAATGCCGCTGAAGCCATTGCTAAATATAACGAAGTTTCTAACGACAATCGACTAACAGTTGTTCAATCGGGAACTCCAAAAATTGAACTTGTAGAAAAGTTTTTTGTCGGAGACAAGGAACCAAGTTTTGTTTCAAAAGAGTACGCTGCAAAATCTTTCAAAATTCCACGAAAACCGGAAGGGTTGTAAAATTTATCCCAAAACGAGACAAAGCAATTATTTAGTTGCTTTGTCTGACAATGTCTGACATACTTATATTAAGAGGTGCAAATGAAAACAATATTTATCGGACAGATTTTAAAAAACGTACTGAGCAACGGACAAATTATTATTGTGCGAGTTATGTCTTTAAATGTTGCTAATTCTGGAATGCCGCGAGTATGCGACAATCGTGAAATTTTACCGGACAACTATTTAATAGAAAAAAATAAAACTTGGGCGTGTCCAGTAGAAAATTTAATTGAAGACTCTGAAACAAAGGAACTAACAGAAAAATCAATGGTTCCAATGTCTCACAAAGACTCACTTATTCACTGGAAATTTTAATATTTATCCCAAAACGAGACAAAGCAATTATTTAGTTGCTTTGTCTGACAATGTCTGACATACTGTATTCAGAGGTGCAAAATGACAAAAGAACAATTCAGCATTCAATCAATGATTCTCGGTACAATAATTATTTTAATGGTATTTTTTTCGTCGGCCTGTGCTCCACAAAGCGGATCTGGAAGTGGGGGCGGATCTGGAAGCGGATCGGGAAGCGGCGGAACTCCTGACTTTACTGAAAAACTTTACAATGTCGTTTGCCTTGGGCAGAATCCGGGTACTCATTTCGTGCAAATCCACATGCAATGCAATCAAAATGCATCGAGCGGAAATCGAAACGAATATGTAAATTTGAATTTAGTAAATAGCAGCAACGGCGGTGCGGGCTGCGATGAAGTTTACAATTTTCGTGCTGACATTTTAAATCAAGACTCAACTTACTTGACCTATTGCGAGTTCTCAATCAACGGAGTTCTTCAGCAGCAAATTGCGATTTCTCCAAATAGTGCCCACACTTTTTCAAACGGTTATGTGCAATAATGAAAAAATTTGAAACGTCTACCGTGAAAATTGAAGTAAAAGAAACAAAACGGCAGGGCTGGAAAACTTTTATTCATTTTAAAGATACCGATATTTGCCAAACTTGGTATTTTGAAACTTACGGCGGGGCCGTTGATTTAGCTTTTGAACTTTTAAAAGAATGGGTAAAAAATGAAACCAAAAATAAATAAAGATAAAAAAGTTATGCGAATTCAGGCACGCTTTTCAATTGAAGAATGGCGCGAAATAGAAAAAAAAGCCCATCTTTTTACAGATGGGAATTTTTCTCGCTGGATAAGGCTCGCAGCTATAAACCACAAGCCCCTTAAATAATTTTTTATGCAGGAATAATGTGGCGGATAGACATCACTTGATCAACTGAAGAATCATAAAGCATTGTCATTTTCAATTCTGGCTGAGAAAATGCTTGTTCTTCAAAGCTGATAGGAAGCCCAGAACCTACGCAATTTGGTGCGTCGATTTCGAACATTTCGCCCGTCGCTCGTTTTTGTGCAAGCAAGATACAACCGAAATTTGGGAACGTAACGCCCGCTTGTCCAATCACCATGTTAGTTGATTGAGTGTTTGGCGGACGAACTTCAAAAGTTGCAGTGTTTCCAATTGTGAAATTAATCGTGCCGATTCCTGTAAATCGCAAACCCAAAGATGCAACGTCATTTGTTCCAACTGCTATTGTCACTGTTGCAACTTCCAGCGTATCGTCAACATATGGTGCTGCAGTTCCGCGTTGATCAATATCAGACAACAAATAAATTTTAATTTGAGTCGCTGAAGTTGCGCGAACCATGTATTTTCCGAATTTTAAATTTGCTGCGCCCGTTGAAGGGATCACGATCAAAGTTGAAATTCCGTTTGTTCCGCTTTGGATTGAAGTCCCCAAAAAATTTGCAAGTGTGGAAACCGAGCCGCCCGCTTCCGCAGCGTTAACAGTTACCGTCGCACCTAAAAACAAACTAAAAAGAAAATCAGGATACGCTTTTACTTTTGCAGTAAATTCCGTAGAAACCGTTTTGCCTTCCGCAGCCCATGGAAATTTATTAGAGCCCGCAAATAAAAGCTCTTGGTCACTTGAAAGGGCGATAGACGCCGATCCAATAACTTTCAAAATTCCGAAAGGTAATTTGTCAGTTCGTCGGTACGGAGCCAACGAGTGAACACCATAAATAATTCTTGGATTTGCTAACGGCATGAAGCCCCCTTTTTAGTTGTTAAATAATACTTAATGAAACCGAAACGCCCCCGACTTTTATTTCTTCGCTTGTATCAAGCTCAAGTTTAAACGCAGTCGGTCTGACAGTTTCAACTTTTATTCTAGAGGCAAATGACAGTTTGTCAAAATTTTCTTCAATCAACTCTTTGATTGCTCGACTATAGCGATTGATTCGCCTATGCGTGTCGGTATCCATTCCAGAATCGACAATCACGCATTCAATAAATATTTTTAAATTTTCCGAAGTCAGTTGCCCGCCGCTCGTCGTTTCTACGTTTTCAATTCCGAAAAATATCGCGGGTGTGTAATTTAAAATTTTATCTGACCAAGTTTGACGAAAAAAAGCGTCTTCAGTAATGGACGAAAGGCCAGTCGTAAGACCTTTTCCTTTGGAACTTTTTTCGGATTCGATTGCTGCAATTTTTGTGTTTAAAGATGTTTTTAAAAGTGTTTCAAAATCATCGATGCAGTCTTCAATATCATAACGCGCCATTACGCCCCCACTGCTTTCAATTTTTTAGCGATATGATCGTTCAAGATTGCAGTCCAGCGTTTAAGGCGGCCCTGCTGTTCGCTTGTGGCGAACTTTTTAGCCTCGGGCCCAATAAATAAATATTTTCTCAGTGGAATTTTTGAACGTGGTTTATCAGATTGATGATAAATGCCATATTCTGTTTGAGTTCCAAGTGTTAAAGACAACTTTGTGACTTTATAAATTGAATCCCGATTATTTGGTCCTAAAAGAGAGTTTGAAAGTCTGCCCGTTCGAACTAAAATCGGATAAACAAACCCGACTTTTTTTTGTTTTTGCTTTTTATATTTTTCAGACAAATCGGGATATTGTCCCGGACCTTGCAACTTAAAAATTGCTTGCTGCGATTTATAAAAATCCGCTCCAATTAAACCAAGTGGAATTCTTAAATCTTCTGAAACTTCAGATGCACGTTTTAATGTCGCTTTAAAGGCAGCATCATTTTCAAGTGAATATGATGTAAATGATTCAGCCACGAATCACCATTGCGTAGAACCCTTTTTAAATTCAGGCTCGATAAAATTTGCGCTGTTTTCAGAATAAAGTCCAGTGCCGCCGGAAATTGGAATCGCATCCGCAAGCGGTAGCTTCCCGGTTGAAATATCCTTCAGCATTCCCATTAGTACAGCCATTGACATCGGTCTTCTAACGTTTTGTTCGCCGTCTTTGTTCGTTGCTTGCTTCACTTCCAAAATACCGCGAACTCTTTCCGCCACGATTCCCGTAGAAATCATTTTCAACAAAAAAAATCCGTCCGCAGTTTCTAGAACCGGAGTTTCATACCTTTTTGCAACGTAGGAATTTATTAAGGCGTCGGCTTGAACAATAAAAGCACTGACGTTGTCGTCAGTGACTAGAGTAGAACCGGAAAATGTAGTATTTTTAAACTCCGCTTGCACGTCGTCTAATTCGCAATATGCCATTTCTTACATTTCCTTAAAAAGTAGTGCCCTAATTAAAGGACACTTTTTAAATTATGCGATTGCTGCTTTGATAACATATCCACAAGTAGTGTCAGTCAAAACCAAGTCGTAAGAATCTTTTACGATGATTGATTTTGAATCAGGTGGATTGATCACGTTTTGCTTGTAAACTTTGCGTGGTCCTTCAGAACTTTTTGTTACATAGTAACCCAAAGACTTTTGAAGTTTTGCTGCATCTGTTGGCAACGCTGCAAGAATAACGTCCTTACCCCACATTGGAGCGAGTGAAGAAGTTTGTCCTTCTTTTGCAGTATCCCAAACAACGTCAGCAACCAAAACACGCTTCAATCGAAAAGCTTTTGCAATGTCCGCGTCTTCTAATGAACCTGCTCGGCTGTCAGCAAAACCCAAATTTCTTAAAAGTTTTGGATGAAATCGCAAAACATTCATTACCGCTTCGTCTAAAATCATAGTGTCAGGTAAAACACCAGATGCAGAACGAATTGTGTTTTTTGCTGTATTGATAACCGCAATTGGATCACTATTTGTGTAATCATTCCATTGACCAGAACCGGACAAAGTCACGTTCTGAGTCAAAACTGAAGTTGAACGAAGAGAATCAGCAAGTGCCTTTTCTTTTCCGATGTACAACAAAGAAGTCAATTGTGCAGTGACGTCTTTTTCGATGTCGAATGGTTGTTCTACGTTTTCATATTCTTCAGGAGTAATCATGTCTTCTAAACCGTTTGGTTTAATAAAATATGCATCACTTGCGTACTGACGAATTTCAACACGTTTTGCAACACCTTTGCCGCCCATCAAAGTTGATTCAAGTCTCAAGTGTTGATTGCCATATTTTCCAATACGACCACTTGATTGAACGACTTTCAACGGAGTCAATGCAACTTCACTTACAAATCCCGTGGGGATGTAAGCTTGTGATACATTCGTCAATAATTTATCTACTAAAGCCTTATTTACACTCATGGTTTTTTCCCCTCAGTTATTAAATTTTATAAGTTAAAAGTTGAACTGGAATAATATCGTTCGCCGCCGAAGTTTCTAAAGCAAGTGCTACAACTTGTTCAGTTGCTACCGCTGCTTTTCCTTGTCCAGTTGTCACCGTGACAGATATTGGAGCGCCACGTGCTACAATGCCCGAACATTTTACTTTTGCGCCGCCGCCAAATAGAGCAACTTCGGCAAGTTCGCCCGCCGCTGGATTGTTCATCAAAACACCGACTGCGATTTCACCCGCAACTGTGCAAAGAACAACTTCATCATTAGCCGATCCCATTTTCACAAAACAAAATTGTCTTGTAGACAAGTCATTTGGTGAACGGAAAGTTTGCATTACTGGTTGATAGTGTGACATTTAGTTGCCCCCTTTAATTTGTTTTAATGCTCTAGAAATTGCTGTACCTAAATCGATTTTTTCTGACTTTGCCAACTCTTCAGCAAGTTTCATCACTTTAGAATCAGAATCAGTTTCGTCGTTTCCTGCGCCACTGCCCGCAGCTTTTAAATTTACGGGTTGAGCAAGTTTGATGAACTCGTCCATGTCGCCTTTTAAAAAAGCGTCACGTTGAGCGACAACTGCTTTTCCTTCAGACAATAACTTTGTGAAAGAATTTTCTTTTTCTTTCATCTGCATGTCTTGTTTCATTTTATCTTTTTCTTGCATCTCAACTTCGACTTGTCCAAGTGCCGCTTGCAGTTGGGCTTTCAGGTCGTCGATTTGTTTTTGAAGGTCAACAATTGCAGCGTCTTTGGCTGGCATTGCGTCTTCAAGTTTTTTCATATCTTCAGAAAGCTTGAGATTTTTATTTTCAAGTTCTTTGATTTGTTCTTCTGTCATTTGATCCCCTTTTTTTTCGTTAGCTACAATTGCTTGCATATCTTTTAAAAATGGTCTGTTTGTTAAACCGCCGCCGAATAAAACATTGCTGAAAGTTTTTCCAGACTCGGGGTCATTCCATTTAAAAGTAAAATCCGGGCTAAAATATCGAAGTTCCCTTTGAGCAAGTTTTTTTTCTGCCGTCGGAGTCCACTTGATTGATGCCCAAAGTTCTTTTCCACCTTCTTTTAAATTCAAAGCAGTAATCCAACCCGAAGCTTCTTTGTCGGACTCGTGGAAATAATCAACCGCAAGGTCAATCCCTCGCACGCGTGATTCAAAATTTCTTTTCATTTCTTGCAAGACAAGCGGAGTAATTTCAAAATACCCGTATGACGGATGATTAAACTTTCCCGTTTTTAGAATTTGGATTTCAGCGGGGACACCCGCTTGATCACTTAATTCTATGCTTGAAAAAAAAGAAGTGCCGTTTAGACGCATGAGAAAAGGCTATGTGTAAATTTTTCACGCGTCAAACTTTTTTAATTAGTCCATACCCATGATGTTCGCACTTGTGACTTTCATGAAGTGTGATTGATTTTAACGCACCAGGTGAAAGGCTCACTCCACGATCGATTTTCGGGTTTTTATCGCCCTTTAAATTCGGCACTAAACGTGATTTGCAATTGTGGTGCATCGGCGGGGAATACCGATCAAGGTCTGGGTCACCGACTGCGAAAGTCTGCCCGTTAAGCTCCTGACAAATCTCGCTGATAGGGTCTTCGTTTGTAAAAGTGAAACTTTCAATCGTTTCTAAAACTTCCGGTTCAAAGAAAAAATCAAGTCGTGCCTGATTCGTTATGGTTGCAGTCGCATTCGATGCCGCAACTTCCAAAGACATCCCGGCATTGCTTTCATTTGCTAAAAGCGGATTCACTTTTTGATCGATATCGTTCAAAATTGTTTCGATTGAATCGGTCGAAGTCGCACTCGACACGAATTGAAAGTATGTGACTTTTTCCAAGTCAGCAACTTGCGAACCCGTAATAAGTAACGACTGCGCATCAATAAGTTTTTTCACGTGCGCGGGAAGTGCTGCATAAAACCCGCCGCGTGGTCTGTCAGCAAGTAAAAATCTTTCAGATAGTCTAACGGATTTTGGAACTTCGTTCTTCGCGTCTTCGATTGAATTGAAAGCAATTTTTGCTAACACTTCTTTTAGTTTTGATTGATACGATCCAATACCCTTCGGCTCGACTTGCGTTGCAACTTTGATCTTGTCAGCACTCGAAGCCTTTTCATATTTGGATTTAATTTGTTTTTTTAAATCCAAATAAATCGTGCTCAGTTCTGCACTCATCAACTCAGTGAGTTCTTCTTTGTTTGTTTTAAATTCTTTTTTCCATTCTTTTGATGTCATCGGCTCTGCAAATTGAAACGCGGGGGCGGGCTGCACTCGTGTCGTGGCAGCGTCTACTTTCGGCAAGTCGTAAGACTTACGCAAAAAGTCTTCAAGCTTCGCGTCAGGCTTCAAGGCTTGCGCGCCCGCAAGAACTGAAATGATGTCTGCAAGTTCTTTCCCGGCTTTATCGTTGATCCCAGAACATTTGATTTTAGGGTATGCAACTTGTTCACCGAAATTCATTTTGATTAAATCAGGAATCAGTTTTCTATTTAAACATCCGGTAATAATATTTGCATACGCTTGGATTCCACTTAAAAAGAAATCACTCAAGTCAGTGCCGAGAGAAAAAGAACCGCCGGAACCATTCAAACCAAGTGATAAAAAGTTTGCAACAAAAGCATTCACCATTTCTGTATTTTCCATCAAAATAATTTCTTTTATTTTGGAAGCATCAAAATCACCGCGATTGATTTCTATTTCGTACCCGTTCGGAACAATCACGAACGCCGTTTCGTGTGATGTGTAAGACCTTAAAACTTTTTGAAACTCCTGATAGTCCGGCGAACTCGTGTCTTTTCCTTCCGGCATTTTACCGATAGGTGTACCGATTGAATACTTTTCTATCCCGATAGCTGAGAGTCTTTGATATAAATTTTTTCTAACATACGGGCCGTAGACTGGACGAAGGGCTGAGATCCCCTCATAGTTATCCCCTTCTTGATTTAAAGACATCACAAGCAAAAACTGACCGTGCATAAAATTATTTCTGCCAACTTCGCTTTGAACAACTTGTTCAATCCCGTCCAGTGCTCCGGTTTCTTTGTTTAGTCTCCAAAAATCTAAAGTTTTTTGAGAACGAAATCCAAGTTGTGCAAGTCCGTTAAAAGTTCCGAATTTTTTATGATTAGTTACTACGTTGTGGACGACTTCAAAAACTGCGTGACCAAATGGAACAAGTGTCAAAGCTTCGTGAATAAATTTGTCCCAGTTAAGTTGTTCTTTTAAAATTGATTCAATCAAGTCTTTTTGTTTAATTGCTTCCGCGTCTTCACTTGCTGCTTCAAATTCCCAGTTTGCAGATTTGATCGGATTCATCACTGCTGCAAGTACCATTGCGATTTGGGGCTCGGATCTTCGCATTTTATCATATTCAAATGCAGCTTCGGTTGATTGAAGTTTTTGCAAATATTCTTCTGAAAATATTCCGCCGAAAATTTCCGTTCCCGACGTCCCGACTGGTTTATAGTTTGCTTTTACTTCCGCAGTGAAAACGCTCGATTCTTTTTTAGATGTGTCTTCTGGATTTATATTTTGAAACTCGTTCACCATTCATTCCCCCGATTTAAGCCGCCCGCAATCGTTCCCGGCAAATTTGTAAAAGCACTCGTAAAAGACGCGACTTTGATTTCATCGTATCGCCCGTAGTTTGCCAACGCTAAACTATCGGCACTGTCCGGGGAACTTCGTCCAGTTCTTTTTTTGTAGTCGTCTTTCGATTCAATATAAGTTCGGCCCTTTGTGTCATATTTGTAAAGTATCGACGGCAACTCTTCAAGGTAAACAGAATCGTCAGACAAAGTCAGTTTTTCTTTTAAGTCTTCGCCGAGCAGTTTGAACATGCGGGCTTTAAGATTCACAAACCGCTCTTTGTCGCTTTCATCTCTGCACGCTGCCCCAAACTGTACCCCTCGAATTTCAATCGTCCTAGAGAGCCCGCCCTCGCGTTGCGCAGCCTTTAGGTTGTCAACCAATCCGCCGCCGAGTCCAGTCTCATCGATTGTAACCACATCAAAATTATTTTCTTTAATTATTGCAATTGAAATGCCTGTTAGTTCGGCAATATCTTTTTTCTGAAATGCTTTTCTAAATTCAAACT